CAGCAACAATGTCATGCATAGGAAGCTCAATGTTGTTCTGCTCCATGAAGGACATTACCTTATGGCAGTATGGGCAGGTTGGCTTGTAAAAAAGCTCGAGATTCTGAGTAGCCATAAAAACTCCTTTGTTAGTAATTACTACTACTTTGTCTATACCCACCACAGTGTAGTTGTTTCACATGTTTTTGGTTGTAGAGGCTAAGTCGGAGAAAACTCTAGAAAAATCGATATCTAGCATGTCATATAATTCTTCATAACTCTTTTTTGCTTCTTCTGGAGCATCATCTTTAATGTGATATCCACGACCATCTTCAAAAAAGAAATCATCGATACCTTCATCTTCTGGCGTTGTATACCAATCGCGATTACTTAAGAAGTACGGAGGTTCAGGAAAAGTCATAATTATCCAATCAGCCACAACTTTACTAATTTTGTACAAACTATCGTATAGCGCTAGTTTACTCGTACGTAATGAAAACTGCTTAACAGAAGCAATAAATAGACACTCGTGGCATAAAAATAGCCGCACAAGGCGGCTATTAATAGTTGATGGTGCCAGCAACCAGGATCGAACTGATGACCCCCGCTTTACGAGAAGTGCCCAAAGTGCGACATTCGGGTATTTATGCGACAAAACGAATTGTGAAAAATCGGCGTTGACCTCGTTAACTGCGACTTTCCAAAACACGGGGTGTTACACTAGCGTTACAGTTTTTGGAATTATTTTGGAATGTTTTTGGAATAATTCCCGAGAGAGGATATATAAACAATGCAACTATACGTTAGGAAGGTAAACGGGAACTGGTGCGCCCGTGTCGTGTGGTTTGTTAACGGCAAACGCCACGAGAAACAAAAGACTACACCGTATGAATGCAACGAAGAGGATAACCGCGGCAAGAAAGCAGCTGAAGAGTACGCCGCGGCATGGGCGCGGAAGCTCAATATCTCGGATAAAGGCACAAGCAACGGCGCAACGATGACACTGTATGCGTATTGTCGTGCTCACTATGCAACCCTACAAGCTATGGGACACATCGAAGGACGTACCGCCGCAGGCTATAAAACAAGCCTAAACTACCTCGACCAGTATTTCGGCGAAAAGAAAATCGGCGAGATAACAACTGCCGAAGTCGAGAGCTTTATACAATGGCTCACCGAGCGCGGACTGAGTAATAACACGATCAAGAAAACATTTAACGTGCTTCATCACTGCGTGCGACAAGCTGTCGCCGTTCGTGATATCGAGTGGGACTATTGCGCGGCAATCAAGCCACCTAAACGCCAACTGCCGCCACCAAACCCGCTAGACGAGCCGTCGCGTAAGAAGCTGTTGTTTATGCTTGAGAACCTAGAAAAAACGCCTTACGTCGTGGCGTGTTACCTCGCATACTATACCGGCATGCGTCGCGGCGAGATATGCGGTTTGCGTTGGTGCGACGTTGAGCTTACGCCAGGAAGCGAATACATCAACGTACGCCAGGCGGTGAGTATTGAAGAAGGCGGAACGTACGTCAAGCTGCCTAAGACGAACAAAGAGCGTCGCATACCAATTCCCGCGAGCCTTGCGGCTATCCTCAAAGAACGCCGCGCGTCGCTGTTAGAAGATTGTATGCTTTGCGGTATTTCGTTCGAGCCTGCAATGTTTGTTTGTGGCGATGTCGAAGGCCACTACCTACACCCAAGCCCGCTTTCCAAGTGGTGGCAACAACACGCGAAAGAATGGGGACTCATGGGCACGCAGAAACGCCGCCCGGTGTTCCATGACTTGCGCCACACGTTCGCGACGATTGCCGTTCGCGCAACCGACCCAAAGACAGCGCAGGACATTCTCGGACACGCGGATATCAACATGACAATGCGCTATGCCGACACCACAACCGAGCAATTAGAGAAGGCACGAAACCCTCTAGCGTCGGCACTAGGCGAAAGCAAGGACACGGGCGCGAAAATCGAGGAATTCCCGCGAAAAGCGGCTAATTTCTAGCGTTTGCGTTTGTGCTGGTAAACGGCTTGTTGTAAGCCGTTTTAAGGCACGCAAATTACAGAGTGGAATATTTGCCCATCAAAAAAGCCTTCATCTTGATGTAGATGAAGGCAAATTGTTGCGTTTATTGTTTTGGGACTAGATTGTCAGCTCCACTGATCCAGTCAGTCTCGATTCCTCGTTCGTGGAGTGCATACGACACAATTCGAGCGGTCGCGTTGGCTTGTCGCCAATCTCCGTCATCATCAACGCAAAAGAGCCCCTCCCGCCGAAGCGAGAGGGGTTACAAGTCTAGTCTTGCACTCTTCCGAGCAGCTCTAGACGTATTACTTAACGCCCGAGATATAGCCGTCGTCGTTAGTTGTGACTGTGATGTCACCTGTGAGCAAACGGCCGTCTTTATCGAACGCGGAAATATTGCCCGCGCCGACCTCATACAAACCATCGACTACACACGAGCCGTCGGAACGCAGGTAATACCAGTCGTTATCCAGCTTTAGCCAGCCTGTGGCCATGCGGCCTGTCTCGTCAAGGTAATAACGTTTACCGTCGCGCTCCTGCCAACCAGTGGCCATGCGACCGTCGGACATGAGCATATACCAGCCGTTGTTGTATTCAAGCCACTTATCGAACTGCAATGCGCCGTCATCGCCGAAGTACCACCAGTACTTCTCCGAGCCGCTCCAAGAAGCAAATACCCAGCCAGTCAACATCCAGCCGGACTCGTTGAAGTAATACCAGCCGTCGCCAACTTTAAGCCAGCCTGTCGCGTAATCGTCGGACGTTGCGCCCGTCTGATACCACCATGAGCCTTTGCCGTCGGTATGCCAGCCGCGTTCCTCAATGGATCGTGTGCCAGTCATAACCTCGTACCAGTAGCAAACGCGGCTCATGTATTGCGCGTTCTGCGAATGTGCAAGCTCGCCAGGGCACGCCGTGGCCACAATCTGCGAGTGCGGGCGAACGTTGCCGCCCCAACGTGGATATCCTAAGCCATACTTAACAAGAAGAGCGGCCACGAGGTGTGCGCCGCTCTCTAGTGTTGCTTCTGATACCGTCCACGGGTTCGTGGAGTTGTTCGCATGCTCAATCGAAATGCTCGACTGATTAGCCGTCCAGTTGCCGCACGCCCAAGCCGTATCGCTCTCGTAAACGTGTTGAGCGATTACGCCGTCACCGTCTACCGAGTAATGCGCGGACTGCGATTGCATACGCGACCACATCGAGGACAAAGAAGCGGCCGTCAAACCGACAGCCGCTTCATGGTGTACTACTATGTACTGGACGCTATGCCCACCGCGTCCCGAGTCAAACGCCGATGTAGGTGCCCAAACGTCGGCGGTAATCTCACCCGAAAAATCAGCCATTATCTGCCCTCCAGTGGTGACTTTCCCTCGCGTACCTCTGGAATACCTGCAATAGAGGTGAGCAGGGATACAACAGCCGCGAGAGCTGCCGCGGAAGCAACGGCCACCCAGTCAACGCCGGTAATTCCGATTGCATTTGTGCCGATAAGTGCAACAGCGGTTTGTGCTGCCGTCTTAATTGCGCGAACTAGTGCTGCCTTTACCCAGTCATTCATAATGTTTCCTTTCAAACGGTTGTTAATGTCCTGCGTGCTCGTGGTCGTGCGCCGCTTCTAAGCGGCCAAGCCGTCCCGAGTTGCTTTTTACTGCGTCCTCTACGACCGCCAAACGCGCGGTATGGTCGTTGATTGTCGAGCGAACGTTGGAAATGCTTTCGTCCGTACGCGCCATGTAAGCCGCAAATGCCTTCTGATTTTCCTCTAGGTCTTTGCGCAAGCTCTTAATGCCTTCTTCAATACGGACTAGACGCTCCGCGCCCTCCTGGTTGCTCTTTGCGAGGGTGCGTGCGCCATTGAACATGCTTACCAGCATTGCAAGGAACGACAGCAACGCGACCACTTGCTCAAACGTAATAGGGTTCATCGTGTCACCTCCCTACACTCTTAGAAGGGGGCGACGGTGTACGTTAGAGTGCCGTAACGCCAGTCGCGCGAAGTTGCCCCGCCCATATCCTGCATGTAAATCTTGCCGTCGGGGCGAGCGGATATAGCACTAATAACATCGGAATGTCCAGGACAAATCGCGTCGTTATAGTAGATATTCTCGTATCCTTCGGCGTTGTACTTGCTGCTATCAACCTTTGGAGGGCGCGAGCCTTCCGGAATAAGGAATGGACACAACAGTGCGTCGTTTTTAGTGCCTTGGTCAAGCCAAACGCGGGCGTGAATAGTAACGCTTGTGCCGTTGCGGTAAACGTGCCATAAGTTCTTACTCGAGCCAGCATACCCGCTAGGCGGTTCACACGAGATAATCTCGAAATTCTCACTGGTTAGCGCGGAAACGGTAGGCAATGCGTGCTCTACCGTCGGTGTTAAGCCATTCAGAACGACACGCGCAATAGGTACTTGCGCCTGATATTGACCCTTTGAGAGGTCGCCTGGCGTATATGCGGGGTCTTTTGCCGCGTCCTGCGTTGCGGCTGGCGTGCCTTGAATGGTTGATAGCGCGGTAGTTCCAACGCCTGTTGAAGCGTCAACTTTTAGCGTAAGGATAACAAGGTCTTTGCGCCATTTTCCTTGTGTACCGTTGGCAATGCTTGCCTGTTCGGCGCGTTCGTTGATGACAAAACGGCCGTCCACGATCAATGCACCCGGTGCGATGTTAATCTTGTTGCTTGAAGCTACGGAAACCTCTAGCCCCTGCGCGTACTTGGTGATATATCTGCCATTGCCGAAGATAGCAATGTTAAGCGCGCCGGCTTGCTCCGCGGTTACGTGAGCTTTATTTTGGCGCGACGTTACGAAATCAAATGCCATGTGCTACCTCCTACATTACGGGGTTCTTGATACTGCCTGTGGAAATCAGATTGTCGATTTCTGCGTCGTGCTGTTGTCTTAGGTAACGCCAACGCATGGCATGTTCAAAACAGAGGTCGTATTTCTTTGTATGGCCTTTAGCGTCGATATACTCAACGCCTACAGCCCAGCCGTGAGTGTCAACTTCTTTCTCGGGTACGTCTAACTTGCTTTGACACCCCTTAACGTCACACTCGACGTGTACGTAATTGTTCAGTCTCATTTCGCGTCTCCCGTGGTGTATGTGACCTTGACAACGCCCGCGTTATCCAGCGTCACAACCTTTTTTGTTACTTGTGCTTTTGCGCTCCAACCTGTTTTATCGTCAAAGCCGCCGACAATGTCGCCGACATCGTATCTATCGGACGTATCCGTTAGAACAACGGTTAGCTTCTTCGCCTCATCGATAATTTGTTGCAGCTTCTTTCTGCCGTCGGCTTCAAGCGTTGCTTGGTCGGCTGCCGAATAGTCGTAATACAGCGCACGCTCAAAAATGCCGCTTTGCGACTTCATGCGCGATATATTGCCGTTCTCGTCGGCGTAAAGCTCAACCGCTAGACGCTCGCCCTTTTGGCCTTTGCCGCGGCATACGAGGTGGTTATACGGCAAGAAGTCGATATCGGCTTTAACGTTAGTTAATGCCGTGTCGAACTCCTCGTCCTCCGTCCAGTCCTTGCGCGGAATGATAGAAAGCACGGTGCGGCGGTCATTGCACTGAATACGCAGCTTACCGCCTAGCACGTCTAATGCGCCCGTTAAGGCTTCATAGAGCGTGGAATAAAGCGGCACTTTGTAATTGTTCGCCACGATCGCGCATGCTTCGTCTGATACCTCAAAGACGGACGTTAAAGAAAGCCAGGATACCCAGTTCTTCAATACTTGGTGCATATCGCCGTTAAAATAGACATTGTCGCCGTCCGAGGGCGCGAGAATAACGCGGTTGTTGAGTAGTCCTTGCCACGTTTGGCCGTGCCACTTATACGCGCCGTCGCTCTTAATGCGCGTAATCATGCCGCCGTAAGGCGTGCCTTCGATGTACACGAATTGTCCACGCTCTGCACGCGGTGCGTGAGCTGGAACGGTCAACTCGAAGTCGTTTTCGGCGTTGTCGCCAATGCCTACAGCGATATCAAGAGAAACGGGGTCGATAATAAATTCATCTTCCCCGTTCTTGTTACGCAAGATTATATCCACGGTAGAGCCGCCCTTCGCTCGATTAGCGTTAGGTCAAAGCCCCATGATTGCTCCCAAGTGACATTGTGAAGCCCCTGCGGAATACGCTGGAAGATATACGACCCCGAACCTTCAATGCCGCGAACGCGATACTTAAACGCGTCCGTTGCGTTGCCGTATTTGTCCTTGATGACTACACTGTCGCGGTTCATGCTGCGTTTCTTTGTGCTGTCGATAACCAGCAAGCCGCCGTCCGGAACGGTCACGTCTACGCCGTAAGTGTTGCCCGCGATGTAAACGGACGGGTTGACCGCGTAACCGTAGATAGTCATGCGGAAGTCGCACGGCGTTTGGCTGTCGTTAGAGAATTGCGAGCCGCGCGAAGATGTGCCGTAATCGTGCGGGTAATCATGCGGGTAGTCGTGGCCTGTTAGCTGTTCATTGCTCGCACTCTGCGGCATGAATGAGATAGTACGCTCGCGATACCAAATAGGGTTCTTAGCTTGGAGTTTGAGCTGCCACGTACGAGAAGCGGCGTACCAATTCGATACGCCGCCCTCTACGATGTTGCAGTTTATATACCAGCCGTCGATTACGAGCTTATCGGGCAAACCGCGCTCGGTGTCGTAATCTGCAAGCATTAAAAGCCGCTCGACTTCCTCGCGCTGTGATGTGGTTTGTGCTACCAGTTCAACGCTATACGTCCTAGCTTCGCGGCTAAAACGCGTTGCGCTGCTTCGCCATTCCCAACCAGCCAAATCATCGCCGAACATGAGCGTACCGAAACTACCGGAGATATCGAACGTTGTGCCGTCGGCGGTAATGAATTGTGCCTGTGACATTACGCCATCAACTCCCTAATCTGTCGGCGCTGCTCGCGCTCTGATACGGTTACGACTGGCGCACTCGCGGCAATGATCGCACCGAGGTTTTGAGCCAGCCAACGAATAAGTGCATCGTTTGTGGACTGTCCGAGTATGCCTTCCGCTACTGCGTCGGCAAAAGGCTTCACGTAACGCTTGTTTGTGAGCGGGATAATAGCTTCTGCGCCGTCCTCGCCGACAATATCAAGCGGTGTTGCGCGGTTGACTATTGCGCCGTCAGCGTGCATGCGAAGGCCGCCCGCTGCGTTAGCGCGGATACCGCCTGCCGCATTCTGCTTCATGAGATTTACAAGAATGTTCTTGTCGTGAAGACTGTTCAGCTCCGCTTTAACGCTGCGAAGAACGCTTGACGCATTGTCGTGTGCCGTAATAGTGAATGACTTATCGTTGACACCTTGGGCGTTGAGCGATTGCACCGTGGCAATGATTGACTGGATATTGCCGTTCGAGTTGATAGCTAGGGCTTTGAAGTTCTCGCTGCCGATTGCTTGCAAATCTTGAGCGGTAATACCAGCGTTTGCCATGGCTGCGGAAAGGTCATTGACGTTGATACCTACACTCTCGATAGCGTCGTTTGCGCCGAAGCTGTTGAGAGCGTCGTTAATCTGCTTTGTGGCTTCTTGTGCCTTAATGGCCGTATCGTCGAGCGTCACGCCTAAGTCGCGCAAAGGCTGTACCAAAGAAGCTGCCGTGCCGTCGTATGCTTGCGCGATACGCTGCCACTGTTCGTCTGTAAGGTCGCCAAGCTGCGTTGTATCTGCTCCGAGTGCTTGTAGGTCGCTGGAGAAGTCAGCAAGTGAGCCGTGCTGCTTAACGTATGCCTGCGTTAGGTCGGACAGCCTGCTAACTAGTCCGTTGTAAGCGTCTGAGTTAGCGTCAACAGCCTTGCTGTTAACTTCCAAATCGCCTTCCGTCTGTCTAACGGCTGCGTCCAGCTCCTCGTATACCTTGCGTGCGTCGCGTGCGTCTTGGCCAAGCTGTGAAGCGTTCTTGCGGCGTTGCCAGTCTTGCTCGGCTTGCTCGCGTGTAACAGTACCGCCCTCGCCGTCTGATGTGCCGACTTGCTTGTTAATGAAGTCCTCGCGGGCGGAGTCGCTATACTCTGCGTTTAGCTTGCGCTCTGCTTCTGCTAGGCTTTGAGCTGCCGCGGCGCGCTGCTTGTACTGCTCTGTCAGCGTCTCTGTAAGCGCGGCTGTCTTGATTTCCTTTTCCTTAGCAGATACAAGCTCGTTGATTGAGTCAGTGAGCTTCTGAACGTTTCCGTTAGCGTCTGTGTAAGAGTTATTCATCACATCGGTTGAGGAAATGTTCAAGCCTAGCTGCTCGTTAAGCGTGGAGAGTGCCCACGATAGCTGGCCTTGCGCCTGTGTTGATAGATCTGTCGCACCCGCGTAATTGCTAATGATTGTTCTAGCACGTTCAAGCGTTCCAACGTTTGTTGTTGCTTCTGAAAGCGTGTTAGCAATCTTGGAGTTACTGTCAGAAATAGACTTCATGAGCGCGTCAACGGACATAGCCGCGCCGCCCGCGGTATCGGTGATTTTGTCAATCATCGAGGAGTATGTGCTCAAACCGTGCGACTGGTTGGCAACGTCGTTGATAGACTTCAAGCCATTAGCAACGCCGTCGCTATGCTCTTTCATCTTCATGAATTGCGAAGCAGCGATACCAACAACGGCACCGATAGCAACGATACCAACGGTTACGGGGTTAATCGAGCTTATAAGTGACGTGAAGCCGCTTTTGATGACGTTGAACACGCCGCCGTATGCAAACTGTGAAGCAACCTTAGCGAACATGTTAAATGTGCTTGTTGCCTTTAAGATAGGCTCTACCTTGCCAAACACGGAGAAAGCCGCAAAGCCGCCAATAACGGCGGGCGCGAGTGCTTGGAAAACTGGAATTGAAGCCTTGATCGTTGGCACTGCGTCTTTAATGAAGCCGTTGAACGTCTTAAAGCCAGCAAGGATACCGCCACGGACATCGCCAAAGAAAGACGCAATATTTACGCTTCCGATTGCTTCGAGTGTTCCAGCAAGGCCGCGCGTAATAGCATTGTTCATGTTCGCCATTTGCGTTTCAATGCCACCAGCCGCGGTTTGCGCCTGTTCCTTGAAGCTGGTAATACCCGAGCCGCCCTCGAGGTCGAGTCGGATAATAGCGTCGATGAGCTGGTCAATAGATACCGTGCCCCATACGTCGCCGCCCTCTTTCTGCTTGCCACCGCCTAGAGCCGCGTACAAATCACGTGCGTTGTGTGTAGGGCCGAGAAGAGCGTGTGCAAGCTGGGTGAGCTGTCCAGGCATTGCCTGCATAAGTGACTTCCAGTCCTGCATATCCGGTCTACCCTTAGACAAAATCTGTCTAAACTGTTCCATTGCAGCCGACGCTAATTGCTGGTTTGCACCGGAAGCAATGAGCATATCGTTCAAGCCAAGGCCAACTTTAGTGGCGCGGTCGAGGTCGTTTGTGATGACCGCTAGTCCCTTGACCGTCTGAACCATGGTGTCAAGCTGTGTAGGTAGCGTCTGCAACCTGTCAGACATATAGTTAATGCTTGCCGTTGACTCTTTAGCGGCAAAGCCTAATGACTGCATTGTGCGTGGATAAAGCGTTAGCGTATCGAAACGCGAAACAGCCGCGCCGACGTGGTCTTGAATAGAAGCCATAGCGCGGTTGACAATGCTACTAACAGCACCCGCAACAACGCCAGCTTGAGCAAAACCGCCGCTAAACCCTTGCGCGGTTTGTGAGCCAATCGTGCGGCCTGTGTTGCTCGCACTCTTAGACGCAACGCCTAATTCTTTATTGATCGTGTCAGAAAGTTTGCTCTCAAACTTCGGGACAATGAGAAGGTCAGAACGTCCGATTTCTGCCATTATTCCGTTACCTCCTCCCATTTAACGTTTGGGTCTTGGAGTCGTTTAATTGCTTGTTTGGTTCGCTCGCGCTCTCGTTTAGTGCGCTCAATATCGCGAGGGCGTACCACCGACGGCGGTTCGTCCGTGCTGCACATACCGCGTGCCCACATGGCCGTGTAAATCGTGTCCTGGATATCTGCCAGGGCTTCGCGCTCAATCGACCATGCGCACTCGGGACGCACCGCGGCAACGTAAAGAGAGCCGGGCGGAAGCGTCATTATTAGGTCGATTGCTTCGGCTGGTTCTACCTCGTCATAGGCGACGTGATAATATGCGCGGAAGTCGTGTCGCAGCTCGCGGATATGGCCTTCTTCGAGTTGCGCAAGCGTTAGAAGTTTTTTAGTGCTTCGTTTTGAAACAGACGCTTATATACAAGGACTAGGCCGTCAATATCGACTGTTCCGTCCTCGTCGCGTACTGCTTCATAGATTGTTTCGTACTGCTCGTCACCAAGAAGCATGCGGATAGCTTCGACAAAGTCGTCATCTGTTCGGTCTGGCTTAGAAAGAAGTTCACTGATCTTCATGTCGTGAAACTTCTTCTTTGGGATAACGAATTTAGTACCGAAAATCTCAACCTCTGCACTCTCTGAACGCTTGGTTTCGATTAGCTGCACTTTTGCGGCTTTGGTCTTTGCTGCCTTAGTGGTAAAGCCGAGAATTTGCGCGTAATCTTCGAGTTCTTCCGTGCTCATCATGTCAAGATATTTAGCGTTCATTGAGTTTCACTTTCTACGAGTTTGAAATAAATAAAAAACACCCCCTCGCGTGGAGGGGGTGCGTCCAATAGTTGCTATGCGCTCAACTTTGCGCGGTAGATAACAACGGCTGGTGAACCGTCGTCGGTATCGTTTACGGTAATGTCCATACCGTAGGCCATAAGGTCGCCCTTCTTGTGGGATACCTCGTCAAAAGCGGAAATAACGCCGCGTTTAATGACGGTGCGACGCTTATAACCGTTGGACTCCTCCTCCTCGAAAACGAAGGCGTGAGGTGTTCCCTTGTAAGGCTGCAAGTCAATCTTGGTAACGTCACCGGTTGTCTCGGTAACGGCAGTATCACCAAAACGCAGCTTAGCAACAGCGGCGCGGGAAACCTCGAGGAAAGCTGCCTTGTATTTGGTGGTGTCATTATCAATGGTTGTCATAATGACAGTACCGTGTGCGCCCTTGTGGTCGTTAGCACTAATAGAGCGGCTCTCAGAGAAACCACTGTCGGAAAGCTCGCCCAATGACTCGAAGTCGGTAAGGGTAGACATATCAGCGGTTGCGTTAGTTGGCAATGTGGGGTTAGCCTTGAAAGATACATAGCAAATGCCGCGGCCTGCAACTGGAATTGACGCGGTCGCCAGCTTTGCGTTAAGTTCTGCTGCCATGTGTTAATTCTCCTTTGGTTGATAAGTCCAAACGTTGAAACTGATGTGATAACGTGGGCTTTTAGTTGAAGTGTCAAAATCGGAATAAAAAGACGTTTCTTTGACCCTTGCGTATCCCGCATAGAACGGAAGAAGCGCGATTGCGTCTGAAACTGCCGCGGCTGCGTCGTATGCCTTCTGCTCGGTCGTATCCCAAACAAGAACGGTCAACGCCGCGCGGTCTAGTCCCTCTTCTTGTGCGCCGCCTGTACGACGGACGACAACAAGCGGAAACTTTCGCTTTTCGGGAACAGAAACGGCGACTGTGAAGCCCTTGAAGTGCTCCTGCAATCGCCGTCTAACGTCGCCTTGAATATTTAGTCGTGGCATTGTTATCAGTCCAAAAATTCATCGAGTACGCCGTGTGACGCGGCGTGTTTACCTTCAAAAGAAGCGGGCTTAACAACGCCAAACGCCGTGCCGCGTCCAACCTTCACCGTTGCCGCAAATGCGTTTCCGCTATTTCGGCTCTTTGGTGAACGGTTACTCTCAACTTTTCCGTTTGCTGTTGCGGCAATCTCTGCCGTGCGCTCTTTAACAAGGCTCTGCATTGCGGGACTTTTGAAGATTTCCTGCACGGCTGCTTTGTTGATACGCACCGGCTCGAAACTCACGTCACCCATGCTGCACCCCGACTTCCGCAACCATGTTCCACGGTGTAGGACATGGACGCGTTCTATCGGGTGAGCCGACGACATCGAACGTCATCGCGTCGCGGTCGCCATTACGTACGCGGTCAACTAGAACGACTTTTGCGTGCGTCAAATCGCCTGTGTACGTCTTAGGGAAGGCAAGCGAATACTTGATTTCGATACCGTCGGGGCGTACGTCCGCACTTCCCGAGTCGCGGATACGCGCTTCTATATCTAAAGTGGATAATGGGCGAACCAAAACACCCTCAACAGTGTTTTGCGCCATTTCATAGACTGGTTCGCCCATGCCGTCGCGGCCTGTTTCAGTACGCGTTAAAACGTCTACCGTCTCGCCTAGCATGCGACATCACCTACCACGGGCAAATAACGCCTATGCGCGCCGAACGCCCGAGAGAGCGTTTGAGCACGTTTAGCGTGTCGCGGTCAAAGTATGCGCTGCCGCTTTGGTTGGCGATTGTCACAGAGCCTTGAAAGCCGTTAGCTGAAAAGCTCGCGGCCTTTGCTCCCGTGATATCGCCGAAACCGTCAAGCGTTGGCGGAACGAGCGTTTTACGCGCTGCGTCTGTGACCAACAGACGCGCTAACGCCTGTTGGTCTGCGGTTAGTCTTTTCTTTTCCGAGATTTGCAGACGCGCCCTCAACTTTGCGGACTGCTGCGTCAGTACGGCGGAAACACGGTCGGCCGCGCTCTCGTGGTCGCCTGTGTCCAGCCTGTACTCTTCAACCGTTGCGTATGTTGTGGGCATAGTTCATCGTCCTAACTTAGGCGGTTGCCTTCTGAATAGTGGTTTTTACGATGTAGTCCTTCATCTCTGGGACAAAGCGAACGCCGCGAAGAATGTTTGTCTCGACGGAAACGTGGTCATATGCTGGGCGGTGTGAAACGCCGATAATGCCGCTCTCGTCGATTGCATAAGGCATGCCAGCTTCACCAAGACCGCTGAAGTCGATTGCATAAGCGTGGATGTTCTCGGCTGCGGTGGTGTAAATAGTGCCGGCTGGTACTTTGGAGGTAAGGAACACGTTAGTTGCGCCCAAGAAGTTCTCGAGGTAGGTCATGCCGAAAACGTCCTGGTTGGTAATGGTTGCAGTTCCGAGGTAATCGGCTGCGTCCTGGCGGTTCATGAAGGTTACAACGCGGCTGGCTGCGTCATTGGCATTCTCGAGAACGTCGCCGAGCTTAGCCACGCCATTTGCGAGTGCTGCCTGTAGTCCCTTGCCATTTGCAGTGGTAGTGCCGTTAGCAAGAAGGCCGAAGAAGTCGGAAACGACACCTGCACGAACGGTGGAAATCATCTTTGCGTCGGTGCCCATGACGGCGCGAACGTGGCCAGACTTGAGAATTGCCTGTGCGGTGGTCATCTTGCGATATGGGACGAGCTGGATTGGGTCGATTGCGACCTTATCAACGCCAAACTTAGAGAGTGCTACCTCGTCGCCCTCAACGTAACCAGTGCCGGAAGCGGTGTTGTTGAGAGTGCCGTTATACTTGGTCTGATAGATTGCTGTACCTGCTGCGACAACCTCGGGAGAGAAGATACCGAGGATCTCGGCAAGTCGGTCATACTGGCCGCGGAAGTTCTTAAGAACCTCAACGTCAAGTGAAGCGTTGACTGCTGCGGCGTTAACAATGTTTGCTGGTGCTGCCATGATTTTTGCTCCTTAAAGTAGAGTTCGGGCGCGCGCCTGTACGCGTGCCACGGGGTCGGCGATGTCCTCGACATTGCCTGCGGTTGAATGTGCCGCGCCGCCCTTGTCAAGCGGATATGCGGCGTTTGATTTGGCGAACGATTGAGCGTAAGAAGTGAGCGCGTTTGCGCTTGCGGTGATTGCTTCCTCGTCTGAACCCTGTAACAGCTCAACGGGAACGCCCGTCTCTGTGGAAACCTTGATTTTGAGTTGTAATTCCGCGATTTTTGCGTTGGCCTGTTCTAGCTGCTCGGTTGTGTTGGTAGCCTGTGAAGCCTTCAACTCTTCGATTTCCTTTAGTGCTGCGTCCAGTTGTTCTTTATTGGACTTTGCGCGATCTTCCCACTTGCGCGAGTTTGCCTTCCAGTCGGTCGCTGGCTCTGCCTGTTCTTTTGGCTCTTCTGCCTGTGGCTGCTCAACTTCGGCTGTGGCTGTGGTTTCTTCGAGCTTTGCGCCCTCGGTTGCCTGTGTCTCTTCCTGGCTCATTTGTTCCTCTTTCTAGGCTTTGCGCCCATTGCAAGCCGTGCGGCTTTTCGACATGAAAAAAGCGGCTTTCGCCGCTTCTTCTAGTGTTTATGTTCTGCTATGTGTAACTGTTTTGCCATACGCGACACTGTCTTATTTCGCAGGTAAGCGTCGTATGACGGCGTGTTTCCGCCAACCTTTCTACCGTCTCGCGTTGTTCGCTTTCGCGTATATTTCTTGCGCTCCTCGGGCGACATCGCCGCCCACTGCGTACGTGCTTCATCTTCGACAGAAGCGCGAGCCGTGCTGTAATAGTGTTGCAGCTTCTTTTGGTTGAAACCCTGCACGCCAGGACTGTTGCCAAAATCAACTGTAGGTGTGCATTTGCAGTGCGTGTGCCTTGAAGCGAGTACGCCGTCCTCGGAGTACACGAAGCCGTTTGAACCGATTAGCAAGCACCACGCGCACGCTCCCGCATGTGGTATCAATGCCCAACGAGGGTGTGCGGGATCGCGTAATGCATTATCGGTGAAGGTATCGTCCGCGTATTCCATGACGCGGCGGCCGCTCAACGCAGAAAGGCTGCTTTGTACCTGCGTTATGTCGTCGGCTTCCGATAGTGTGCGGTTAACGTCTCCGATTGCTTGGTACTGCTTGTTAATTTCGGGAATTGTCGCCGTAAAATCGCTGTCGAGGTCATACGTTGCGCGTAAGTCGTTGTAATACTCAACGGCTGCCGCCGCTGCAAGATTGCCGTACGCCTTCACGAGTGCGGGATATTGCTGTAAGAGATATGCCTGTGTTTGCGTGTCGGTCATACCGACGGTGTTACTCATAAGCTCAACGACGGCATTTTCCGCAAGCGTTGCCGCTGTCTGTAATGACGTGTCGAACCTGTCGAACGTTTCGCGAGGTATCATTACCCCTCCATTTTCGCGGCGATTGCGGAGAGCATATCAAGCGCACCCGCCTGTCGCTGTTCGGCGCGTAGGCGGTCAATGGTTGGCTGCGAAAGCCCGATGCCCTCGTAGTAGACACGCGTTCCAACGATTGATTTATCGGCGGCGGACATCTTAGTCCATGCGTCGGCACGTGCCGCGATTGTAGGCATGGACGGGTCTTGCATGTACGCTTGAACGCTGTTCTGCTCGTCGGTGAGTTCGTCTAGTGCCTTGTTGTTTGCTACGGCCATAATCATGCGGGCGATGTTTTCGAGCACTTCGGCGTTGCGTCTGTTAGCTGTCTCAACTTCAAGAATAAGCGGGTCATTAGCCGCACCGAGAGCGTCGGAAGATGTGTACGTGTTCGATAGAACGCCTAACTGTGCAAGTGGCACGTTTGTTGCGCCGCTGAAACGTTGAGCGTCGTTTTCAAAAACGCGGGTAAAGTTCTCGGCGTTACCTGCCGCAAATTGCCCGACCTGTGGAATTTCGCCGTTTTCATCGCGCGAGATTGCCATAATCGCGCCGGTGTATAGCTTGAAACGTGAAGCTGGAGTGCTTGGCTCGTGTTTCTTTTCTTCCTCGTCCTCCTCGCCTTCTTCGCCGTCATCATCGCTTACACTGTCGCCGAAAAGCCCCTCTGCCGCGCCGAGAATATAACGCTGTGGATATGTAAACAACGCCGCGCCGATTTCCATATTTGCAACATCGCGCATAGCTTTATCAACGATACCCATTAACTCGGGTGTAATGAGAGAGTGTCCGAGTGGTCGGTCGGGGTCGGGGTCATTTACGAACACGTCAAAGAGTGGGCGGTTCATCGGGTGGTGCTCTTCGGCGCAGCTCCATGTATTAGCGTCCACACGGTCGAGTGTAAGCACTGTATAAGGCATATGAACCGTGTACTGGTCTGGTACTCCCTTGTCGTCAACACTGGTTAGGAATACGCCATTTGTAACACCGTCCGCCGCGGTGTCCCACTCCGTGCAGAACTGATTTGCACTGAATACGCGGACTTTTACGGGGTTGTTTGCGTCCACGGAGCGCATGACAGTAACGGCGGAAATGCCATACACGAGAGCAGAACTCCACGCTTGCTGGTAAATAGAACGCATGCGATTAGTACGCACTACCGCGTCAAGCGTTGCGTTTTGCTGCCCGCCGAAAACAAAGCCATCAAACACGGAGCGCATAGAGTGAGCGCGTACCGCTTTAGAACACCAACCAACAACGGTGTTCAAGTTTGGCATGGCTGGCGTAATGTCAAGTCCGATACTCTTTAGCTGCGACTTCATCGTGTAATACTGGTATAGCTCGTAATTTCGAGCGTATACGCTTGACCAGCGCAAGAAAAGACGCTTTACCGTGTCGCGGTAAGCGTCGGGAACATTATCGAGATTTGGCGTTGAGATACCGCCATACAAGAATTTATCTTGATAGATCATAGTATTCGCTGCTTTCTTCTAGGGTTTCTTCGGGTGTTCTTGCAGCACCAAACGGCAAGGGCTGCCGCTTCTGTAATCGTGCTGTCGGCTGCGTCCGTTGAGCCAAAGCCCCAACCGCCGCGGCTACCGATTGAACGACGAACGCACCCAAGCGCGGAATTATCGAACGCTCGGGCATATGTGTGCTTAATCGTGCCGTCTGTGAGTCCGTCCAAGAACGACTGTGACGCGGCGATAACATCGGCGGTATTTGGGCGCGTAATGTACCCTCGCGGGGCTTTTAGTTCCGCTAGGTTCGTGCATAGAGCTTCCGCACCGTTTAAGCCGTCAATCATGCACGCGTTGACCGTTTGTTTTCGGTTCACGATTTCTTCGGCTAGTGAGCGCGTGCCGCGTTCCGTTGTGCCGACCTCGACCAGCTCCACGGCAAACTCGCCGTCTTTATTTTGCTTGCAACCAACAAGCGCGTAAATAGAGCCGTCATTTGAGAAACGAACGCCAAACGTCGTTTTCTTCTTGTATTTGTCGCCGATAGACTTTATACGAGCGGCACGCCAAACATCGGGGTCTATTGCCGTTTTAATAACGCCAGCTTTCGCCCACCACCCCAAGCGTTCGCGCGCGAAACTGTCGGGTGCGACATCGTCCGCTTCCGCGGCGATTGTCTCTTCATCAATGAGATAACCGAGTGACGGGTTCGTTTCATACCAGCGGTCTACCTCGTGTGTGTCGCCGACTTCTTCAACCGCCCATTCCAGCCACGCCGTGCCCTTGGTGTCGCCGTCGTGTACGCGGTCATGTAGGGGCTTGAACACCTCCGCGGGTGCTTTTTCATTTGGCGGTGTTCCTAAGTAAATAACTTGTGCGTTGTGCTTCTTGCTTGCCGACGTAACAAAGCGTGACGCGTCCTGTTGCTCACGCGTCAACTCCTGCGCTTCGTCGTAGATAACAACGTCGTAACTCTTACCACGCGCAAGGTTGTTTGTACGCGTTGTAAAGCGGATATAGCCGCCGTTTTTCAAGTAAATAGCTTGCTGGCCGTTAGTTTTGCGCACCGCGTCTAAGAGGTCGTTTAAGTCCTCGTTTTCCTCGTCCTCGAACGGCGCGGACAGTTCCTTGAACATGCCGTCGGCGGTGTCTCCGTGTTGGCACGTGTACAAGATTTTCTCGCCGTCGGCGATTAGTCCATAGAAGCAACGAGCGCGAACGCTCCACGATTTACCGTTCTGTCTAGCAAGGGACAGTCCAACGGTTTTGAACGCGTATTTATCGCGCTTATCACGTGCGAGCATAACATCAAGAAAGTGTTGCTGCCATTCAAGCGGCGCGTCCCAAAACTCGGAAGCCAGGGCTGTTGCTTGCTCGCCATCGGTGTATGCGTACTTGCCGACAATCTCGTATGTCGGCGTTTGCCGACCGTATCGTTTAGCCACCGTTCACCCGCTTTGCTTTCTTCGCACGATCATTCATCACAAATTGCAACATCGACGCTTGTTTCGTCTTTTTCTTCTCCGGCTCTGCCGCGTCATTGATACCGAGTTGTTTATTGAGCTGCCTAATCTCCGCGCTTGCTTGTTTAAGCGTCGATATCTGCGGCAATGCTTTTAAGTCGCCGAGCTTGTTTTGATATGCGACCTGTCCTACGTCGTCGATGTCGTCGATGCACTGTTGCGCGACCGCGTGCCACTGCACCAAAAGAAGAAGCGCGGGAACGTCTGATGTGCTAAACGTCCTCGCGCTTGTAATCTCGTCCCACTTCGCGGACTTGAACGGGTCATTTGCCACGTTTGCCGGCTTTGTTAGTCCGCTTGCTTTTTTCCGTGGCATGTATCACCTCGCAAAATAAAAAAGCAGCCACGAAAAGCGACTGCTTAATGTCCTGGTAAATATTCATCGAGTAGCGGACTATTTACGCCAGCGTTAATAACTTTGTTTAGTTCTTTTATTCTGTTATTGACAATATCTCGATAGCCTGCCCCTAGCCTGTCAACAACCGCTCTCGCTTCCTGTCCCCTCCTGGTGTTTCTTCCGCCAATCTCAATATCAGCTTTTCTTCTGCGTTCTTGTTGCTCTCTTCTAAACGCTCTCGAGTTCGACCACTGCGCGGCTTCTGTTTGTAGTCTTGTTCGCTCTTTTACAATCGACTCAAACGCAGTCTGCCTTCTTGCTTGCCTTTCGGCTGCTTGTGCGCGAATACCTGCGGCGGTGCTTGCGTAAACTTGCTTGCGCTTTTCCTCTAGCTTCTCGATTTCATGACGAGTCTCTGAGCCTCGATTGCGATACTCAAAGCCGATTTGTTTAATACGCTCGCCTGCTTGCTCTCGCAGCTTGATTTCTTTCTTCTCTGCCGCTGTAGGCTCGACCTTGTACAAGCTGCGTTTATAATCGTCGCCGCCCATAATAAGCTGTTGTGCTGCGTCGAAATAATCTTTTTCTTGCTCTTTCAATACTTTCAAACGTGCGTCAATCTCTGCAAGCTCCATTTCGGGAGTCATGAGAATTTGAGATACTCTCAGCCCTGCACCGCCGCGTGCTTTTCTCATTGCACGATATTTGCGCATATATTCTTTTGATTTTGCCATTATTTACACCTCAAAAATTATCTATTAAATAGCTCGGGAGAAGAGAAAAACCTGTTGTAAAGAGCGTCTACGTCAGTGTTAAGAAGGTCGAAGGACTCGTCATAATATTTCCCGATTTCGTCCAAGTGTCTTAAATAACTACTTTCAAGTGTTTCTCTGACATTTTTTCTAACGCTTGTAAACCTCTTCATAACGTCGAGAGTTTCTTGATTTACTGTTTTTTCTCCGTTAGGGTTTACCATAGCCGCTTGATAACGATACGTCTCTTTGACTTGGTCAACCGTATACATCAACGCAGTTTCCAGAACGTCCTCTTTTGTAGGCTCTGCGGCAACCGCCACCGCGGACAGCTTTTCCGCTTTCTTTCTCGCGCGATACTGTTGCATGTAATATTTAGATTTAGCCATGCTAACCTCGCTTAAACGATGAGGGTTTATAGTTGCATACTTCGATGTCTCCGAAGTCAACGTCGAGCGCGTCGCCTAAGAGCAGCACGCGTTTTGGTTTCGTTGCTTCTAGTGCCTTGCCAAAGCCAGCAACCGCGCCGGCTCGTGCTTCTTTGTCACGGGCAACGCCTACCGTGGAAATGAAAATCGTTTCGCCTTGTGGCAAGCTGTCGAAACAGTAAGGAAAACTCGACGCGTCGCTCCACGTAACGTTTGGCACAACCTTTAGTCCCTTCGACTGCCAAAAGAAACCGAGAGCACGGGAACGGTAAATGTTCCACAACTTCATCGGGTATGGCATATCGATATACACGCTGAAATCGGGACAAACGACGCACTCGAATTTCTTTAGCAAGTCAACATATTTATGTGGTTCGTTCCAAACTCTCTCGAACTGGTAATCGTCAATGCAGAAATGCACGCCGCAATTAAAATCGATTGCCGTTTTGCAGAAGTTGAAACTGATTAGATCGTGCGGTTTAACGTCGCATGGTTCTAATGGCGGTAACTCGTACTCGCCGATGCAATCATCGCGGTTGCAAATATCCATATTCCAGCCGTGGTTGTTGTTCAAGATGTGAGCACCGCTCGGTAAGTCTTTGCTTTTGAAGTCGCAGCCAAACTTTGACATATCAAGTTTGCCAATGCTTTTGACTTCGCTTTTGAGCATGGAGATATTCCACGTCGAAATCTCGCCCGTTTTGTTGTCGGCGATACGATATGCCTTGATTTCGTCCTCGGTTAAACCGTCGCAATAGGCGATGTTCTCGTCGGGTATCTCTTTCCAGCCGAGAGATTTACACGCTTCAACGCGCGTGTGACCCGTGACAATTACGGGGTTCTCGCGGCTCTCTAACACGATTTGGCCACGAAGTCCGAACTGTCGGATACTGTCCGCAACGGCGGGAATAGCCTTCTTGTTATGCCGTGCATTTCGGGCGTACGGGATAATTTTATTGATATCCATTGACCACCTGCATATATTAAGGATGAATATACATCGCCGCAGCTAGGCGGCTTGTTGTGATAAAAAACACATCGGGGGGATATTAGCCCTGGGTGCAAGGTATGGCGAGCTCTGTTTGAACAAAAGACCCCCCTATACTAGGCACTGTGAGCCGTTCTAAGCCCCCATTTACCACGCTGTGGTGTGCTGATACTGCATTAGTGTTTCAACGTCTATAGCGTGGCTCTGCGTTGCTCTCATGACGTTTACGAAGTCTATAGGCGTTTGCCATGCTGCACCGCGGGCGATTGCGGCGGCTTTGAGCTTCTCGACCTTGGCCACGCTCTTCGCTGACCTCCACGCATTACAGCACCTATGCGCCGCCCGTATGTTAGCCGCGTCATAGGGTGAGCCGCCCTGGCTTACGGGTACTAGCTCGTCGGCTTCATACGCTAGTGGGTCGCGTGCTGGTCGGTTGTAATCTATATCTAGCCCGCATATCCAGCAGGGCGCGCCGATAGCGCGTACCCTTGCGCGTACCGCGTTTCTGCGCGTGCTGTTCGCTCGTCTTACGTTTGCGCCCATATGCTCCCCGTGCTACCCCCTACCTCTAGGGTATAGGGTGGGTAAATCGACAAAAGAAAAGCGACCGTGGAGAGGAACACGGCCGCTGCCCGAGAAAGGTTACTTTAGAGAGTAACCTCCGCGATTATGTTTATCTATACGTCCCGCTATGCGTTTGCAATTCCCTTGCCTTCTGCTACGCGTTGAAGCCCGTATGCGTCGCATGTCTCGTTTGCTATCCTTGCGTACTTAAAAACAGACGTGATACTCATGCAAAGAATAGATGACACTTGCTCGTATGTCATTCCGTGAATGTAATGAAACTTGATGATGTTTGCTGCGTCCTCGCCAACGAGCGACGCTAAACCGCTATTGCCATTCTTACCATAGAGGACGTATTCGCATGTGAGCTTTAATCGGTCGTATGCGTCGGCTGCTCGGCCTTCATCTTCTTCTAGTACGATCCTTACATCGACATTACGCATAACGTCCGGGTCTTTAGAGCTGCTTACACTCTCGTTAAACTTCTGCGTTTTTGCGCCTTCTGTGAGCTTGTACGCGTTCACTCTCTCACGCGTTGAGAACCAGCGTAAGCGCGCTTCTCTGCATGCTTCAAATAGTTCTTTTGCGCTGGAATAACTTAAATCGTACTCGTCTGTTCTGCCCTTGATACCATTTGCCGTTGATACCATTGCGCCACCCTTTCTCTCTCGGTAGCTAAATGATACCGTTTATCTGCGGTAACGTCAAGTTATCAACATATTATCAACACGTTATTTACACGTTTTCGACAAATAATAGTCATTAAAAATGCGCTTATTGCGCAAATCGATAGCACTATGGCCATTTGAATGTAAACTGGAAAGCAAGGAGCGCAAAAGGCGTGCAGATATCCGCTGAAGCGTCTGCCCGCTTTTGCTTTGAGGTGTGAAACGTCGTGCTCCCGAGGTTGTCTTGGGTGATTGTTTCCCTTCGCTGGTTCTTTTCTCTCGCTGCTGCGGTCTTTTGGGAAACTTGTTTTCCTTAGTATAGCAGATTGAAATTAAAAAATGTCGCGTTTGTACCTCAATGTCGCGTATGTCGCCAAAGTTTACAATTTGGAAACAATTATGTAACACATTAGAAACAGAATATGAAGGTACTGTGTAAGCTATTCCAATATTACATGACACGGCATGCGGTTTTGTAATAACTGGTATGTGAATACGCATAGAAACGAAAAAAGGCCAGCAACCGCAAGGGCTACTGGCCTGTTGATTAGTTAAAACTGGAATAAAAACTCGTCTAGTGAGAAGCCATCTTTTTTGATTTGCTCGTGCAGCTTTTGATAAGCAATATCGAGCTGCTGTTTCAATTCAATTAGCTTTGAATGTAACGTGGGATATTCAAACGTCAACTCGCGCGGGAAGAATGACAACCTTGTTAATCTTCTTCTAATGTGGTTCTCGCGGATATTCTCTGTGTTGTTTGCGTAACTGCATTGAACTAGTGTGCCGCCATGACGAACGATAATCTCTTCAACGATTAGCGGTTCGCCGTCGCCGTCGACCTTGAAAACTCTATCGCCGATGTGAATTGCTCGTCTTTCCTTGGAGCGTGGACACGTGATGTAGTCTTTAATGTCAACGAGAGATTTAATCTCTTCGAGCATTTCGGCACATGTCTGTTTGTTAATCTTTCCGTGCTGCCTGTTAAATACATACTTTGGGTAAAGCGTGCCGATAAAGTCTGACTCGGTTATATTTTTACCCTCCTTGTTCGTGTTCTCTAGCTCTTCAAGCCTTTTAACGGCTTCTTTGCGTCTCTTTCTGTCCTTCTTCATGTTTAACCTCCTACTGGAAGCCTAGCGGCCATAACGACCGCCAGGCGTTGTTTATGCTGTCTTAGAACGGAATGTCCGCGTCGTAAAACTCGGGTTCGGGTGCGCGAGGTGCGCCGTAAACGGGCGTATCTGCCACCTTCGCGGCTTCCGCGGCTGGTGATGTTACTTGCTGGCCGTTTGCGCGGCTTAGAAACTCGATTTCATCGACGATAACTTCTAGCTTGCTACGACGCTGTCCCTCTTTGGTTTCCCATGCGCTGTAACGCAGCTTGCCTTCAATGGCAACCTTTGAGCCTTTAGTGATAAAGCGTGAAACGGCTTCTGCGCGTGAGCCAAAGACGATACAGTCAACGAAATTCGGTACGTCTTCCCACGTGCCCGTTTGCGGGTTCTTGCGACGGTCATTCACCGCGACACCGAACGCAAGCATTTGTGTACCGCCTGCCGTGGCTCTAAGCTCCGGGTCGCGCGTTAGGTTGCCTGTGATGTTTACTCGGTTAATGCTCATTAAAAGGTCACTTCCTCAAAGTCTGCCGCGCTCTGTGTATGCTCTTTCTTTGGCTCGGGTTCGACTGTCTCGACTCCTGCGTCTGCGTCCCCGATATCCTGTTTCATGGCCGCTACTGCTGCGGCTACTTGGTCGTTAGTCATCGTCTCCATGCTTGACGCTTTGACGGTGTCTAAAAGAAGCTGTGTGCCGTCCTGCGGGCTTACTCCTGCCGCCTTGCACCACTCTTTATAAAGTGCTCTGATCTCGCTTAAATCGGTCTGCTCGTGCGTTGGCTGCGGCTGCATGGGTGCTTCCTCGATATCCTGTGTGAAGATGTCACTTGCCGCGGTTGTGGAACGCACCGCGTCAACGAAAGCACGCTTTTTGGCCATCTTTAGAACTGTGTTCCAAAGGTCGGCGATGTCTTCGTTCTCAACGGTTGCTTTGGTCTGCCAATCTTTGCGATAGCGGTATTTCTTTTCCATGGTCGAGCACAAGCCCATACCAACGCCAACGATTGAGCCTTCCTCATTGAGCAGGTTACATGTAACGTCATACTCGCGGTGGTTGTCGCCTAAGTCCTCTTTTGTAATCTCATATTTAGGCACAAAGCGGAACATAAGCGCGATTTTCTCCGCGCCCGGCTGAAGCAATACGGGTCTATCTCCGCAACCCTTGATAGTGTCGTAATGTGTACCTTTTTGTAACACGTCCTGCATAAGGTATTGAATTTGGTTGACCTGTGAACGGACAATCTCCGCTCCAGTCTTGTTACTAGACTGTACAAGTGCGTTTGCCATGATTAGTTCCTTTTAAGTACGCCGTGGATATTGTTTGCTTTAAGCCAAGAAAGAAGATTGCCGCGCTGTGTAGGTGTTACTTCAACCTCGATAATCAACTTCATCACTGGCTCGGTTGCCTGTGGTGCTGCTTGTGGTTCTGTGGCCGCCTGTGTTGGCTGTGGCGCGGGCTGTGGCTGCTCCTGTTGGCGTGCGGCGGCTTCGGCTGCGACGCGCTCTTGCTGCTCCTGCCACTGTCTCTCGCGCTCGCGCTGCTCGCGTTCGAGCTGCTCTGTTTTATCGCGCTGGATACGACGCTGTATCATCGCGGACATGGTGTTCTCAAACTCTAGCGTTGAGAAGTAATCGCCTTTAACCTCGACGCGCTCGCGGTCGTCCATTTCCGTTGCGTTGATGTTCTTGATATCGTTTGCGACACGGTCAATACACTTACGCAAATGCTCGACGGCTGCACGCTCGTTTGTCGAACGGTTGAGCCACTTGCCCTCTGTACCAAAACGCTTTAGTAGCAGCTCAAACGGAACGAGCGCGGTTTGCTGGCCGTCCAGCGGTAACGCAATATCGGGCGCGTATGTCTCGTATTCTTCCTGCAACGTTGCGCGGCGCGTGCTTTCCCATCTGTCCTCGTAATCGGTGATATTTGACTTGTAAGCACTTTCGAGCGCGGTTAGCTCGCCGATTGCTTCGGCTGCATGAGCCTTGAAACGGCTAATTGCGTTCTCCAGCGTTGAAGTCATCGACTTTCGGTCGCTGTCAATTGCCGCAATTTCCTTGCGGAGCATTGTACGAGCCGATTTAGCGTCTTTATAGTCGGCTTCGTTGGTGATGTCGTGCGGCTGATATTGCGCTGCGATTGTTGCAGCCTTGCCGCGTGTTTCTGCTAGCCATTTGTCGCCGTCTGTGAGCACCGCGGGCGGCTCGATGACTTCCGCTTCAACCTGGATAACCTCGTTATTTTTTGTTGCCATTTTCTTTTAACCTCTCGTAGAATTTGCTGTTTGCCCACTCTTCGCGGGCTTCTTCTCTGGTTGCTTTTGTCGCACTCTCACACCCGCAATAGTCGCAGTGTAAGAAGTAACCGTGCGCCGTCTCACGAACGCCGATACCGTAGAACATGCCGCCGTTGTTCATGCAATGAGGACAAATCATTAGTCCCTCTTTCGGTTTAGGTACATGCCGCAATACATGAATGTCCCGCCAAGCGCAACGACCGCACTACTCAGCGTTGCGCCGTTGTAATAGTCCCAGTCGCCCGTGTTTGGTAGTGCCGCCTTCTTCTTTGCCTTCTTCACTGGCTTTGCTGGCTCGGGCTGGGGCGCGGGGTCTGTGTCCTGTGGCGTTGGTACTGGCTCGGGTGTAGGTGTTGGAGTTGGTTGTGTCTCCGGCTCGGGCTGTGGCTGTGGCTCTACTGGTTCAACTGGTCGATTATCGCCGTTGCCGTTGCCGCCACTGTCTTGATTGACGTACTGATAACGTGAACCCTGCGTTGTCTCGCGGCTCTTTAGCTGAATTGCGTTCGAGGTTGTCTCTGTACCTTCTGTCTCGTAGTACATGAAGTATTGAACGCCTTGGAAATCAACACTCGACAAGTCCCACGTGAAGCCGCTGCCATTGATTGTTGGCTCGGGAACATTGATGCGCACCCAGCTTGCAGGGTCGATGTTGCTGTATGCGTCCATGTGAACACGGTATAAGCGGAATGAGCCAGGAATAATGCGTGTACCGTCCTGCGCGGTATCCTCGAGTACAACGTTTGTGAGGTTGTCCGCTGCGTGGTTCAGACGTACCGACCACTCGACCGTGCCATGGTCGGTCTTTACGCCCCATTTGGCGATGACCTCGTGTTGGATAATGCCGTAATGCTTGGTTTCAAAACTAGTCTCCACGACCTGTCCCGTGGCTTCATCAATAAGCCTTAGCGTGGTAGTTCCTGCCGCTGCGTCAGCCTTGACGTGAGCCGCAAGCCACAATGTACCCTGCACGTGGTCTTTACCTTCGACCCATGACGTGTAAGTGATCGTGACGCGTCCGGGTGTTACTTGTGCCGTTGCCATTACCTCGCCGTCTGGCGCGTAAATGTTGAAGCTTGCAGCGTTCGTTGCTGGAAAGTCGAGAATGTCGGGAATACCCAGCGAGAATGTGTCGCCCTCATGAACTTCGCCTTGTGCTTGCCAAGACGCTGTCAAGTAGATGTCTTGGTTGGTGAATGCAGAGGTTAAGTCCTGCTTGTTTTTGTCTGTAACTCTAAAGCTGGTAATTGTGGTCGGTACTGTTTGTGCTTGTGCGAGAGCCGGGACAAACACCAGCACCGCAAACACAGCAACAGCCAGCCATTGAAGAAGTTTCTTCATGGTAAAAAGCCTTTCTATTTGGTTGTTAAAAATAGGGAATTAAATAAATCGGTATTTATTGCAGAAGCTCGTGGCTTCCTGCAATCATTGCTGCGAGCGTCTCTAGCGTCATTGTGACGTACGTATCACCGAAGCTTTTCTCACCTGTACCTTTGCGCTTGTGCACTACTAAGCCAAACTCTGCGTCTGCGTTTCCACGCTCCGTCTCAGCTTCCTTGAGCCACTTTGGCAGTTCCATTCTCGTGCAGTTTTTGCACTCCACAACTACGGGAAGACCGCGAAAGAACACTCCTGCGATGTCTCCTCTGTCGTGAATGCCGGCTGTGGTTCTGCGCTCAATGTCAGCTCCTAGACGTGTGCTAAGGTACTCTGCGACTTGTCGCTCAAACGCTGTACCTTTTTGCTTTTGTTTGCTCAATCGCTCTCCTTCCATGCAAGCTTCTTGTAATGCTTGATTGCTTCGTCAAACTCTTTTTTACAATCTTGCAGAGGAATGTAATTAAACTTGTAACCAGCACTCAAATATCCAACAATGCGCTCATGCTTTGCTCTCAATGCTTGCAAGTACAATTCATCAGCTGTTGGTTTGTGCTCGGCAACAACAGGAATGCGATAGTTCCAAGTGTTAGGCTTCATCTCGCACCACCCTTGCACCGCAATCTGGACAGTAGTTAAAAAGAGGTATTAAGCGGTTGCCGTGCTCCTTGCGCTCATAGTCAAACCAGCCTTCTTCTCCCGTCATCATTTCATAGCCGCAAAAAGAGCAACATGCATTTTCAGAGTGTCCCAAAGCTTCCAAATTCGTGTCCTCATGCTCTTCATCGTTGCCATCAAACCACGCAGCATGTACGTTAGGTAGATACTTGCATGTAGGGTCGATAAGGTCTGCTAGGCGGGAAAAAACTCTACCTTGTTCACGTATTCTTATGTCGTTGAATACAGCCTTCTCCACGTACCAAATAGGATTGGAGTCGCCGAAGTCGAAGTCTGTGGCATACACTCGCAGCCGCTTCGCTACCTCTTCGCGGCTAATCATCGCTATCACCTAGACTTTCAAGCTGCTTAGCGATACGTCTTAATTCAATGTGAGGAACAACGCCTATCGAAGAGGCTTCATCTCCTAAAACACGCTTAATGCGCTGTGCAAGTAACTTAACTGTTACAGGCTCTTTGTGAGTTAGATTATGCGGATATTTCTCTGTATAAGCTACTTCTGAACCGTTTGATAAAGTAATATTTGTATCCTCAAAGAGTGTTTTGTACCCTGTGACTTTATACTCTTCTCCATTATTATCATATACCACATCACCAATACGGATAACCTCGCCGTCTTTATCGACTGGCAACTCAATCATGTTGGACGTGTCGCAAAGGTCGATTAGACGGTCGATAACGGTTTTTGCGCTACCTTTAGTTGTTGCATCTCTTGGTATTTCTCGACCAAATAAACACTTAAAAAGCTCTGCAAAGTACAGTTTGTTGCCGTCATAAGATATAAACCTCTCAGCGATTTCTGCACGCTCTTCTTTAGTTAACATTGTTAGTCCTTTCGACTAGAAACGGCACGTCGTCGGTGAAAAGCAGATATCCAATAAGCACAAGAGCGGCGAGAACGAGTACGTCGTACGCAATAATAGATACCGTCGCGTCTCCGCCTGTCGCGATAACGGCGACACAAGCCGCAGCAAGCACGCCAAACGTGCCTTTAAGTAGATGTTTCATTTTCTAACCCCAATCGGGCATAAAGTAGATTTTTGTTAATCAGCCATTTTTTTCGCAGCTTCACCGCTGGAAGCTCGCCTGTCGCGCACATGCGCTCAACAGTGCGTTTGTTCATTCCAATGAGTTCAGCGGCTTCTAGCGCGCTAAGAAGCTGTTTACTGGGCAGATTCTTCGTTTCCGTACGCATAACGCGTGAAGAAGTACGTTTGACCCTTGCCGGTTACCTTTGGCGTGCGGCTGATTGTCACGCTCCCGTCGGCTTTGTGAACGGCTGTTTCTTTAATGCGAAATAGTCCGAGTTCCATGGCTCGCTGTGTAGGTACGTTCCAGTTGCTACCAAAACGCCCTAAATAACCGTCGGAGCGCAACCACTCGAACAGTCGATTTTGCCCGACCTCAACGCCGTTTTGGCGCAGCATTTTAGCCAGCTCACCGACTAAACATGTGCCGTCCGCCGCGGCTACTGCGTCGGCGAAACGTGCTTTTGGCGCGAGCTGGTCTATTAGCGCGTCTTTGCGCTTGATAGCGTCGTTGGCCACGATGAGCGCGCGTGAGAGCAGCTCTTCGTTTGTCTCCGTACCGTTCACGGCGATATAACCACCGTTCGCGCGGATTGCTGGTAACACCTCATGTGTTATCCAGCGTTTGAAACTTCTTGCTTGTGGGATTTTTGAGCCAAGAACGGCTGTATATAAGCCCGGCTCGTTAATAATTGCGACGCGCTGCATGCCGCCGCGGGTACGCATTACCTGCGTATCCTTTTCGTCCGCGTCTAATCGACGCGTCATATCCGACGGCATACGATAACCGAGCGCGTCGGAAACGTCGCGAGCAACAAACCAAGGGTTGCCGCGACTGTCGGCGAATGCTGTAAGCTCGCCGAATTCTTCGGAATAGAAGAGTTGTATACTCTTATCGCCCATATTTTCTCTACTTTCTCGGGCATGCCCTGTTTAAGTTGCCGCTTAAATGGGGCTTTTACTTTGAATAGACACAATGTCCAACTTCCCTGCAATTTGTCCAAGTCGCGTTTCTCAAATTGCAAAGCACTTTTATTGATCCTTTCTCTAACTCGAAGGCTTTTAGAACAAACGTGCAAGTGTTCGGGTTGCGCTTCTCCTCTCGTAGCGCGTCGAAAATCGTTAGTTGCTGTGGCATTTATGCCATTTCCCGAACGCCTTTGCCGCGGCGTTCGCACTTTCGAAGCTGCCGAGCAGCCACGTGTTGCCGCTATCCTCTCTCACGTAATAACTGTCATTGAAACGGCTTTTTGTTAGTCGTGCGTTGCCGTGACGCATTACCGTTTTATACGCTGGCTGTGCGTTCCCTGCGTCTGCCGCATAGCGGTTGCGAGGTTGCCATACGTACTGCCAGGGCGCACCTGCATTCTGTGGTACTGCCATGTTTACTCCCAACCGACCAACTCTTGCGGTTTGACGTTCAGAGCGTCCGCGAGGTTGTAAATCGTTCTAACCGTAGTGTTTATGTTCTGCTGTCTCCCGTTCTCTAGTTTTTCGATTGTCGAAATGTTTACCTTGCTTCTGCTTGCAAGTTCAGCGCGAGAGATATTGAGCCTTGCGCGTTCAGCTCGCAAGTTCTGCGATAGGATTTCTCCTTTCCACACGTTAATTTCTCCTTACTTTTTGCAACGAACATTTTATTTAACTTTTTTATTGTGGTTAGTCGCCACATACAACATATAATCGTTGGTGACTAGTCCCCCACTATTTCTAGTGGTATTTTCTTTTCAAGGTACTCTGTTCACTAGGTGAACAATAACATAATAAAATATCAAAATTTGATATTCAAGTATCAATTTTAATTATTTGAATATCTTGTGAAGATTGTTTATAATCGCTGCTTAGAGGAGGTACTAAATGCGTAAGTTTGATTTACAACTAAGAGCGTTACGTACCAAGAAGGGTTTAACGCTCACGGAGCTAGCCGAAAAGATAGGCTCGAATTACCAAGCTGTCGGACGTTGGGAACGTGGCACGACCGAGATCACATTAGGCGACGCGCTGAAAGTATGTCGTGTTTTAGACTGCACACTTGACGAACTCGTCGGCTGGGAAAGTACACCTACAATCAAAGAACAAGAAAAACGCGCCTTTGAGCTGCATAGCAAGGTACAACAAGCAATAGACGAATACCAAGCGTAAAACGGTATGCGAATGTCAACGAGCGCATAAATAGTTTTACTAGTTTTCGCGGGGGTGGTGGCGTTAATTTTCGTTGACTTTATTTTGGCAGTTGATTTGTAAGTAAATAATGAATTAGGGGTGCTGTTATGTCAGAAGTCCAAGAAGCAACACAAAAGACGCTGCAAACAAGAAAGCAGCAATTCAAGAACACTTCAATAGCAACGTTCGTGTGCGGTGTAATCGCGTATGCGCTCAATGCAGCGTTTGCGGCACGTATCGCCGAGGAAATGTCATTAGCTCAGAGAGTGCCTACACACACGGTCGCACAAAGTGTGCTTGCCAATTACGCCGCGGGTTCACAAATCGCATTGATCGCGGCGGGCGTATGCGGTGCGGTTTGCCTTTGTGCAATTCTGCTTTGGTTCGTTGCCGACTTGCTCGAAATCTCTAAACGCGAAAATGCTTAACGTGCAAAGTGTATACGCCGACTCGCCGCACGAGGTTTGCACGAGTTTTACACTTTTTGGAATATTTTTGGAATATTTTTGGAATTTTTCAAAGAAAAATAGCCGCACAAGGCGGCTACGTGGGAAAACATGGTGCCAGCAACCGGGTTTGAACCGATGACCCCCGCTTTACGAGAGCGGTGCTCTACCAACTGAGCTATGCTGGCGTGC